TAGAGGGCCATGTGATACTGTGCATCCCGTATTTTGGCAAAGTCAAAAATTTGCTGTTCTTTATCAAATATTGGTAGGAAGTTAAGCCACATGTAGTAGTCTCTAGTAAGGTACCATATGTTGTCTCCTGATTTATAGATAACTCCTCTCCTACATCTGAGTTTTTGTTCATCCCAGTAATTGATAAAATCTTTGGATTTAAATGGAGAGTCGCAGTAATATCCATCTTGTCTAAACTTTCTGGATTCAGAATTAAATAATAAGCTAGTTTCATCAAAGTTATATTTACCTGGTTCTTTAAATAAGTCTCTTAAAAACTTGGCAAACTCTTCTCTTGAAGAAAAGTCTGTAACAGTCCAAGTACCATTATCATAAGTTGGTATGTTCTCAAATATCTCCATTATTGATCATATGCCATTCCTATTCCACCTCTAACCCTACTAGATTGTTCTTCCTGTAGATCTTTATATGCACCTTTAAATGATGCTCTAATTGCTTCATAGTTTTTAGCAGCATTCACTAAAGCTGTAATATTACCATCACGCCCATGTGTAATAGGTGTAGTTTCCATGTATCTACCTAATCTATCTAACATGGATGCAATTCCTTTATATGCTCTAGATGTAGGAGTTTCATACATTCTCTGGCAGAACTGCAGTGCTATGTATATATCTTCATCTTCAGTAGAAAAGTCTGCTTCTATTTGATCTAGAATTAAAGACTCTTTATCTAAATCCGGAGTATAAAAGAATGGGTTTAGATCTGGATTAGGACAAGTCATATAGAATAAGTACTGATATATTTTGATATAGTTATCAGGATAGTTATCCATAACCATCTTAAGAGCCTTTAGGGTATAGCAATGTTCTGTAGGAATTACTTTACCATTCTGTATGTCAAATAGTTTTACTATCATTTCTTTTTAATTTTATCTCTGTTATCATGTAAGTAGTGCATAATAGCAATTACCTCATCTTTTAAATATGGTATTTCCATTTGTACTACATCCTTAACTATTGGATCTCCGTTATCATCATAACTAGTTAAAGGATATCCATATTTATCTACACCATCTGTTTCAAATACTATATGATGGATAAACATTTTCCCTGGTTGTAATTTAGGATTATGCTTTAGTATCATGTACATATAGATGCTTAACTGCAGACTGTAGTGATTAAAATTACAATCATCTAAACTAGATACAGGAGAGAGCATTTTTTCAGATACTCCCTCCCAATCTTTGTAAGATTCAGTCTTAATCTCTTTATTAGTTTTATAGTCAATAATGTTTACTTTACCATTAACTACTTCTACGAGATCTGACTGACCACAGATGCCTGCTGATTTAAGATAAACCATATGCTCTGGATACACGCCTGGTTCTAGTTTTTGTGATGGGGCTAACTTAATACCATCATTTAAATCTGTTGGTTTAAATACAGGTACAGTTATACCTTCTCTTTCTATTGAAGCTAAAGCACATAAGTCAGCTTCTCTTTGGTTATGATAAAAGGTTCCAAGAGACATTGCTCTTTCTGATTCAGCATTCCAAATAGATACAATCTCTTTTGGAGTATAGCCGTACCACTTAGATCTTTTATTCTTACAAACCTTCTTTGCTACTTTCTCAGCATCAAAGGGTATCTTAAAATGTGATACCAAAGTTGTTACACTTATCCAATTAATCTCTGAGCCATCATTGCTTTTATAGCTATGATCCTTGGCATTGAATACTATACTCATAGTTTATCTAATTCTTCTTCTTGTTCTTCAGTAATTAAAGCATCCCATTTACCCAATGGACATGATGCTGCTAGAGATCTAGTTTTAAAAGCAAGAGAACAACCACATTCATTACAGCATGGAGCTGTACCTTTTACTGCACACTTCTTACCTTTTTCTGGACACTCATCACAGATGTCATATCTGAGTCTAGAAATTTCTTCTACAGTTTCATCTCTGACAACTGAGTTTTTAATTCCCTCAAATATTTGTGATCTGTTTTGCCAAATAAGATTAAGTACGTTTTTCATCTTTTTTAGTTTTTAAAAATTCTTGTTTTTTACTTTCCTGGTCTAATATCTTTGAATGTAATTTTGTTAATAGATCTAACTTAACTTCCATTGCTTTTTTATTGTGGTAAGCTTTAAATGTAGAAGTATCATGATCATCAAGAGATTTAGTAATCTTGTCAATAGAACCTGATACTGCTTTTGGTTTTGCAACAAACTGTCCTAAACCATCTACATTTATTCTTGGGTGTTCAAGATTAGTAAGTAACTTTCTTACATCCTTATAATAAAACTCTACTAAGTCTTCTACTAAATCTTTATTTAAATTTAAATCTTCCGCAACTGCTTCATAGATTTTTTTAACTTTCTTGGGATTCATCTCCTAAAAATTTATAATCTAAAAGTATTGTTCCTTCTGTTTGTATCTTTAAATTAGGATTTAGTTTAATTAACTTTTTGTTAGATGCATCTTTTATCACTAAACTATTTTTCTCAGCTTTATTAATGCTGTTCCTTACAGTCTGTGGTGATTTAAAGATTGGCTCTTCTTCTGAAGATGCATCATAACAAAAGTCTGTTAATTCTATTGGTTCATTGAAACTTAGTAAAGTCAAGCAATTAAGATCTGAATCACTAAGATTAATTCTCTTAATGTAGCAGTGTGTGAGGATTTGAAACTTCACAATATCCCACTTAGGCATTTTTACACGCTTCTGTACTTGATTTACTAAAGCCATGACTAACCTCTTTTAAGCTTTCTTCCCTCAGATTTTGCTGGTTCAGATGTTTCTTCTTGTTCATCTTCTTCTGAAGGATTTGCCATCATTGCAGCAAACTGATACTGAATGCTAGATCTTTTGAATCTTACTTCATCAATCTTTAAAAGCATTTCTTCATAATCCAATTGAGCTCTAAGATAAGGCATTGAGTTTCTGTAGAACTCAAGCATTTTTTCTTTTTGTGCTTCTAATTGTTCTGGAGTCATCTCCATTTCCGGTTGTTGGTTTGTTGTTTCCATAGTGTATTAATTTACATTAGTTTACACAAATATATATAAAATAAGTTTAAATAAAACAAGTTTAAATAAAAAATCCAGGCATACTATATACCTGGATTATGTTATGTAGAGAAGATTAAGTAATATTATCTAATTCTTTTTGCTCTACTTGGTCCTGCTTTATGGCTTTTAGTAAATAAACCTTTAAGACCTGATTTTATTTTAGAACCCATAGTTTGCATTCCACTTCCTACTGGAGCTACAGAAACTTTACCACACTTTCCTTTTGGACATTTTCTTGCCATAGTTGGATCTCCACCCATTTGCATTTTAGAAATCTTTTTAATAGATCCACCAGTTTTCATTCCTAATTTCTCTTTGATCTTATCTTTATTCTTAATTGCTAAACCACCAAGAACTCCAGCAGCTACTCCACCAATAACTTTTCCTACAGGAACTTTATTAAGTGCAGATCTTCTGTTATTAACTCTTTGTGCTCTTTTATGACCACATCCTGGTTTGCCTGGCCAACATTTTTCATCTGTTGCACCACCAACCTTTTTAATTGGAGTTAATGTAGTTGTGCTTTTTAAATTACCGCTTCTGTCAAACTTTTGTTTTTCTTTACCTGTAATTGTACTACCACCCGCTACACCACCTTTTGGTGTATAATAATTAGTGTATTCTGTTTTTACAATTTTCTTAGGTGTAACTTTGTCTTTCCTGAATACAGTTTTAGTTTCTACTCCCGATGTAGATTTTTTATCAGAGCTTTTAATGTCAGTTTTTTTGACTACTCTTTTTTTTGAGGGATTAATTGGATCTTTCATGATTACCGATTTTTTATTGTTAGATTAAATATAGTTAATAAGTAAAAGTTTCTTGAGATATCCATTTCAAATGTGAATATATCTAATGATGATAATCTTATTCTAATCATTATTTTATCCCATTGTTTAGCGGATGATTTCCAAGAGTTTCTAAATTTCATATTATAGGTTTTTTAACATTTCTATTACTTTAGGATCTGGATACATATCACTCTTATCTTTTCTTACAGAGTTATGCGTATAGATTCCAGGTACTCCTTTGAATGCTTCTTTGTCAATAGCCCAGATTTCTGATCTATAAGTTTTAGGAATATCATATGTTTCACATAAATACTCTACTAATTGTCTTAAAGATTCTATCTGTGCATCTGAATATTTGTACCAATATTTGGTACCTTTAAATGGTGTCTCTAGTGTTGTAACATTCTCAGGTTTAACTACACCATTTACATAGTTATAGTATTTACCATTGCGGAGTTTTAATGGACCCCAGTTACACACTTCTATACCTACAGAAAGTTTATTAAGGTTCTGATACTTTGCACCATTCTTAGTAAAGTCTTCTGAATCAATTCCTAAATGCCAAGCCCAGTGCTTAGATGAAAAGCATTGTACAATGTCTCCATTCTCCCCAATAACAAATGCAGTTGCTATTCTTGTATCATTACTATTCCAGTATCTTGATACAGCTACTGCATTGCCTCCACCTGCTGTATGATGCAGATAGATTTGTGTCTTCTTAGACTCTTCAGCATAAAACTGATCTTTGTCTAACCTTGCTTGAACAATCTTATTAATATCTAGTTTCATTAGTTCTTGATGTCTTTGTAAGTATCTGATGCGTCTTTTAAACCTTTTCTAAGTTTCTTTACAGTATCAAAGGTTTTACTAAGTATATTATTACCTGTAATATCAAACCAGTTTTCATTAATTGAAGCTAGTTCTATAAGTGAAAATATACCAAGTAAAATATTTGTAAGTATTGCGGGTACAGAAATTACAAAACTAAATCCTGTAAATTCAAGCAATCCATTAAGAAACGGAGTGAGTGCATAATAGTCTAAAGGAAACACAACACCTGCAGCAATATAATATCCTAAAGATTTGTAAATATATCCTTGTCTAAGAATTCTAGATTTAAATACTTCTCTATATTTTCTGTTAGATTCTTTAGCTATTTTTCTAAGGGATACTAATTTAACTATTGTATCTACAAAGATTATGAACATTAAAACCATTACCATTATCTGGATAGGTGCAAAGAAAGATGTGATTGTCAAAACTGCCAGTGTTATATTTGTTCTCATATTGTAGGTATTTGAGCTTTAATCAGACGGTATATAATATATAATATAATAATTATTAACCATATACCACCCAACCATGCTAGGAAATTAACCCAACCGGGGATGTATTTTATTTTTTGTGGCTTTTGAGTTTTTGTTACAAGTTTGGTTTTATAAATAGTATTACCTCTTACAGTTCTGTAGATAGTATCTACACGGGCAATTACTTTGTATTTGTTATCTCTTACTCTTGATTGTAACTTAATAATAGTTCCATCTTTTTCAGCAAGTCTAGAAGCATATACATTACCTAGTGAATCACAGAATAATGTATCTTCTATATATACAGTTTCTCCAGGAATATTAATAGTTGTATCTCTAATTTGAGTAATAAATACGGTACTATCTTTTTGTGTACATAGTGGGCAGTATTTCTCAAGTCTTCTTTCTAGTGAACAAGAAGTAACAAATACTAGCAATAAAGAACATAGAAATAATCTTTTCATTTTAATATATCTTATTTAAAATAAAAATGTCACTGTAGATATTGTTTCCTGTAGAAGCAGCACCCCATTGAGCTGTTACATCTAAAATATTACTAATTGTTGTATCAAATGTTGTGTTATTAACTACGTTAAATCCAAATCCTTGAACACTAGCATTATTAGTTTTTGCATAATGAAATGCACCTAAACTTACAATAGATGCTGCACCTGCACCTCCTAATGATCTTATAGTAAAATCTATATTTAAAGACCACACATCATTTACAACACTGCTGCCAAGATTTTGTGCAAGACTATCTAAAAGAAGAATAGATCCGGCTCTAACTCTAATTCTAATGGTTTGATTATTATTAGCATTCATTACACCACCAAACTGAGCTCTAAAACTATCACCTACTTTAAATCCATTAGCTGGTACAGTTAATGTACCTACACCACCATTAATAAGAGTGCTTTCTACAGTAGTGTTAGTGATTATAGTACTGTTTGCTGTCTGTGCAAATAAACCATAATTAGTTGCTGGAACAGCTAGACCTCCTAAATATATTTCTGTACCCATGTTGCTACTGTATCCAAGTAATCAAAAAGGTTGTACCTGTAGCATCATAATTAACACCACTCAAAAAATTATTTGAATCTGGTGTAAATTTTACAGTTGCTCCAGCAGGTATACTAACACCATTTACTAATCCGGCAGCACTTCCAACATTAGCTATTGAAAAACCATATGTTACTGAAATACCTCCAGAACCAGTATCAGAAATAATTACAGGTGTTCTTTGTTGGGGAACACTGCTACCTATCAGGTAATCATAAATTCTTTGTATACCTTCTAATACTTTTAATTGCCAAGGAAAATTATTTCCTTTGTTTCCGTAGTCTTTTAAATTTCCTATTGACATAGTTTCTTATTTAATTAATTATCATAAAGTGTACTCTAACTACATTGTTTAATGCGGCACCTCCAGCATTTGCTATTGTAACACTAAAAAATCCTGCTCCTATAGTACCAGTACTAACTACAGGAAAACTAGCAGCTGCTCCTGCATATTGCACTGACACAAGAATTCTTGAGTCAGCAGTAACATTATCATTATTAACATTGAATGATGCTTTAGCATTTGCAGCTAATGTAGAAGATACAGTAGTGATTACACCATTGAATGTATTTAAAGTAACAGCAGTTGAAATAGAATTCAACTGAGTTACAGTACCATTATCATATAATGAATGTAATGGTGCAGCATTAATTGCTAGTGGTAACCAACCGTCATCTCTAGAAGAATCTTGAGCCCCAATAGGTAATAGGTTAGTAACATCTGTAGGGAGAGTTTCTCTATAATTTCCCGCTTTAATCCAGGAGATAAAATTTAAAATATCCATGATTGTTTATTATTAAGAGTTAATTATGCTGGTACAACAGTAAGAGTTCCTGCGTTGCTAACTTGTACTAACCATCTATTACCATCAGGAGAATGCATGTAAATACCTGCTCCTGCTTGTTCAAGCTCAATACTTTTATTGGTTACAACAAGATTTGCAGAAGTAGTATCAATTGGTACAGTATTACCCACAACAACCTGACCATTTGGGAATAAAATTAATTTCTCATTACCAATACCACCGCCACATGAAAACTTCATTACAACATTTTGAAAAGTATTAAAGAATATTGAATTATCCATTATAGGGTTCCCTGGAACTGGTGGATTTATTCCATATCCAAAATTTGTTAAAGGAGTTATTAAATTATTACCTGCTGAATTACCAGGAACAGTAGTTTGAAATCTATAGCCTGCACTAGGCTGTAATGAAGTACTTTGTAAAATTCTTAATGCCTGTCCAACAGTATTAACAGTATTAATACCAATTCTACCACCATTGTTTGTTAAACCAGATGATGGAGACCATTGGGTACCAGTCCAAAATAAAGTTTGATATTGTGAAGTTCCATTAGGAACACTACCACCACCTCCTGCTCCGGCAGGACCTTGTGGACCTTGAATTCCTTGAGGACCTTGAGGACCAGTTGCTCCTTGAGAAGCTAATAAAGCCCAGCTAGTTGGATCTGCAGGAGGATTAGCTCCACCTGGTCCAACATTATTAATACAAAAATAAGATGCTCCACCAAAACCTACTGCATCATCAACAACATATGTTCCTAATGCAGACCATGCACCTTGCCAATTAAGACCTGCTGGTCCTACTGGTCCTGGTACACCTTGAGGTCCTATTGGGCCTTGTGCTCCTGGAGGAATTACTGCTGAAACTTGAGTTGCAAAATTTTGTACAGAGATTCCTGCAGTTAAATATGAATCATCTCTGTTGCCATCTTTTAATGCAACAGGTAATAAGCTTGTTGCTGGATCAGCAGAAGTAACTACTCTACGACCTCTAATCCAAGAAATAAAATTTAAAATATCCATGACGTTTTGTTTTATTATTATTTATTTATTTTCTAATACCTCTACTTTAGCAGACAATTCTTTAATTGCTTGTACTAATATAGGAATTAATTTTCCATAACTTGCTTCTAACTTTTCTGGGTTCTCTTCATATACTAGACCTAATGTTTCAGCCATTTCATATTTTTCTTGAGTAGACTTTAAGTCTTGTGCAATGAATCCAAAATCTTTTACACCATGCTTTCCAGATTCATTTCTGTCATTCCAAACAAATGATACAGGATTAAGATCTTTAACAAATTCCAATCCTACTGGTAATTCAGCAACTTCTTCTTTGTCTCTTGCATCTGATAAAGATGTAATAGAAGTTACTGCACATCTAAGTACAGTATGGCTCGAGTTCCCAAGAGTTATTTCATTACTAACATTTGGTGTAGATGGGTAACACGCTCCCGCACCAATTAATATATTATTGTTTCCTGTGTGTAATGAAGAAGTACCTGAATTAGCAAAACCTAAAAGTATATTATCACTTCCTGATGTAACTTGATATCCCGCTTGATTTCCAACAAAAGTATTATTATTTCCAGAGGTTAATAAATAACCTGCCATAGTCCCTAATGCTGTATTACAAGTTCCAGTAGTTTGCGCTCGTAAAGATTGAAAACCAACGGCAGTATTACTACCAGCAGTTGTATGTTCCAAACTTTGCTGTCCAATTGCAGTATTTTGAACATCACTAACTAAATCACTTAATGCATAAGCACCAATAGCAACATTAGCAGGAAACCCATTATAAAGTTTTAAAGCTTCATACCCAATTGCTACACTGTTACTACCTATAGTATTTGAATATAATGCAAAATTTCCAATTGATATATTTCTATTTCCACTAATATTAGCAAATAACGAATTCATACCAACAGCAACATTATCATTTCCTGCTGTACAACTTACTAATGCATATGATCCAACTGCTGTATTTTGATTACCTGTTGTTAGTGACCCACCAGCACTACTACCAATTAATGTAGTATTAGAACCTGAAACCATTGAAAGACCACCATTTCCAAAAGCAACGTTAGCAGGATCTCCTAGTGGGGAACTTATGTTTACTCCGTTTACTCCTACAACATTTGATGACTGTGGAAGTATTATATCTACATTAATTGTACTCATGGTATTATTGTTAAGGTTGTTCCTACTGGAACGGTTAATGTTTTCCCTACGCACATTGCTAAGGGTGTTTTATATGTCAAGTTTGAATTAGCTGGTAATGTTATATCTTCATTAATACAACCCACTACTGTAAAGCCATTAGCCCAAATAGATGAGGTAACTGCTGGACCTGGAGGTGTAGGAATTTGTGAAATAAAATCTTGAACAGTCATAGTAACTGGTACATAATCATCATCTCTTCTACTAGTTTTTACACCAAGAGGAATAAGTGTTTTTAGTGGATCTACGGTAGAGACAAGTTTACTACCCTTAATCCAACTGATAAAATTTAAGATATCCATTTCTAAATAATTACATATACTATATCTATAATATAATGAAAATTATTTAGATAGCAAAACTATTTCTCCTGGATATTTTCTTTTTGCTCTTGTATTAGTTTTTCTAAATACTGAAGTAGTGGTAAAGAGTATTTAAGTGGAACTTCACCCAAATAATTTTTAATCTCCTCTAGTTGTTTTTCGTTTAATTCTATCATGATATTATTGTTACTCCTATAGCATCTGCTACATATTCATTAACCACGTTATTGTCAGTACCCCAGGTTGCGAACTGCTCATCAGTCATGGTGTAGTTACCATCCAATAAGCCTGTGCCATTCTCATCATATAGTTGCCAATAGGTAGTAGCTGTAGTAGCATTGGTAGCAAAGTTAAGTACAAGCACTGACATCTGAGATGCTGTGCCTTTTGTTGGTATGTTAATCGGTTCTATCTGTATCATTAGTAGAAGTTTTGCCAAGCAGTACCGTTGTATCCGCAGTGCTTGTTGTTAGTTGTATCATATACTACCAATCCTGCAGCAGGTGCAGCTATAGCTAACATCTGTGCATTGGTCATTCGTGGAGGTAGGAAGCCTTTTGTAGTTGAATCAATGGCTAATTGTGCGGACGCATAATATGTATTTGCACCAAATGTTATATTTGTTGTAGTTCTATCACGCACATAATAAATAGCACCCACTCCATTAAATAATCTTAAATTATAATAAGTCCCATCGTTATAGATAGAGTGCCAAAAAAAAGTTGAATTACTAACTCTCCAAGTAAAACCAATAGAACCACCCGTTCCTTGACCATTTGTTCTAGCCGTAAATCCGTTCACAGTATTAGTTCCCGAAGTGGCATTAGCCATGTGTCCAATGGCTTCCGCAGTAGTTGTAGTTATCAAAGTACCAACACTATTATTTTGTAATGAACCTTGTATTCCAATAGCACCATAAAGAATCCCCGTGCTACTTAATGTGCCAATGCTAATTAAGGTTCTTGTTCCCGTGTCCGTTGTGGATATACCATTTAATAGAATTGAATTGGTACTTGTTGGCGTACTATTTGTAAATTGTGCTTGACCTGTAATTTGACCACTAACCCTAGCAGTGCCATTCACATCTAACTTAAAGCCTGCATTAGTTGTAGTACCTATCCCTACATTACCATTAGAAAAGAAACGGCTTGATGTAGTGCCTGCTATGGTTAAATCAAAGCCACCTTGTGTTAATGTTCTCGCAGCAGTCAGTGTGCCATCTGCAGTGTAGATGTTACTGCCTGATACAGTCAAATCTCCACTACCTAAGATTGAGTTACCATTGATGGTCTTGATGTTGGTACCTGATACTAATGTTGGTTGATAAGTAGCAGCTGCTGTTGCTGTTGTAAGATAAGGTGTTAATGCTGAGGTAGTTATGAATCCAGAAGGATTAGTGGCATCATACGGAGTATAACCAAGAGCTGTTGTTACATCTGATCCTGTTATACCTGAGATATATGCATTAGGATTCGTAAGTGGATAATAAGTACTTGCTGCTACTGCTGCAGTTAAATAACCTGAGAGAGCTGCAGTTGTAATAAATCCTGAAGGATTAGATAAAGGATAGTAAGTACTAGCTGCAACGGCTGAAGTTAAATAAGGTGTAAGTGCTGATGAGGTTATAAATCCTGATGGGTTTGTACTATTATAAGGTGTAAATCCCAAAGCAGTAATGACATCAGATGACGTTATTGCTGTAAGATACCCCGCAGGATTTGAACTTAATGGATAATAACTTAAATCATAAGTTGGTAATCCATTAGCCCATTGCACATTAGGGTTTGGATAGGTACCAAATAAATCACCCCCGGCAGGACCTGTTGGTGAACCACCCCCGCCACCTGTTGTTTTTGGCTTTCCATCTGGACCAGTTACTTCTAATCCATTACCAAATATATTTCCATTTGCATCTACTACCTGCATATCTTAAACATAATCTATACCGTAAATATAATAACTTGTTCCTGCAATATCTGAATAAGCAGTTAATTTGTCTCCATCCTTTAGTGCGTATGTAAGAGTATCACTAACTGTGTCACCTGCCGCTAGATTAAATTCATATAATACTTCACTAGTAGCTGATACTGCGTCATACCTTTCTATAGTAAGTACATATGCTAAAGGATTATAAAATCTCATTGTTACTACTTTAGTAGATAATGAAGCTGTACTACCTGTAGCTAGTATAGTACCAAGTAAACTTAACTCACCTTGTTCAATGATTTCTGCCATACTCTAATATACAAAAAAATCCCCAGCTTTGCAACCGGGGATCATTTTGCTGTATTGCTAGAAACGAGGATAGAAACACAGACTAGAGTAGTAGGCCAATTGATAGTGCAATAGCTAACATAACAGCAATGCAAATATTTGCAATTTTAAAATCATCCTCATTAATTACATATTGCTGTGAGATTTTATCATACACAGGCTTATATAGTAAATGTGCTATTGCCCATAGCATAGCAATAACTGTAAATAATATAATAATTGCAACTATTCTCATCACTTCATTTTTAATAGTTTCTCAGATAATAATAATGTTCTTGTGATCTCTCCAATTGCTTGGTCAAACAAAAGACTTTTTACTGGTGATCTATTTTCATTATAGTTATCCTTAAGATCTTCTGCTAATTTAGAGAAGGTCTTTCTCAATTCAATAATTTGTTCAGACTCATTGATCTCTTCTGAGTCTAAACCTACTAAGATATCCCCGAAAGAATATATCTTAGTTTCTTTAAAGGCTGCTTGTTCACTCATAATTTATCTATTCTTCGTTGTAAATATACTAAAGCTTTTTGTAAATCCTCTTTCTTGTTAGAAGTTTTTTTACCAGCTCGTGCTAAATACTTTATAACATTCCCTAGATAAAAGTCTTCATCTAATCCCCAAGCTTCTAGTACATTAAATACCTCATAAGTATTTCCTGCTCCACCATAATACTTGGGTCTATCAAGATTTACAATTCTATCTTCAAGTGGTATCTGTTTAGATACTATCTTATCAAACGGTGTATACATTTTACTGCTATACAACTGTTCTGATTCTTCTGTGAAGTTTACCATACTATTGCAATGTCTCTTTCAGCTACCATCAGTTTCATACCATCTTCTAGCTCTACTGCTTCAGATGCTTGTAACCCAGTGATACCCATGTACACTTTATCCCCCACCTTTACTGATTCTACTTCATCCCCGATAGCATAAACTTCTAACTTAGTCCATGTCTTTCTCATGTCCATTTCAAGAGCTTGCTTGTCAGCTTCACTTAATTCAAATGGAGATTCTTTCATTACTGGTTTGTTTAACAAAACCCTTTTTCCTTTTAATTGCATTTTATTGGTTTTTAATTTTTCAAATAATTCTCTAGCTTGCAGGTTGTCTTCTGCAAGATTAGTAGCCTTTTCCCAAAGTACTTTTTCTTCTAGAGTCACAGGCAAATATAAATAAAATTTATTTACCTTGACCTCTATATAACTTTTTATAATTTTTACTAGATTTTAATTTGCTAGTTTTTGCTTTAGCATGTACACCTGGACGGGATACTTTAGGTGCCTCTAGTTTTGTAGTAAGTTCTTTTATTTTTGCCATGATATAAATAATTAAGTACTATATAATATACTCAATTATTCGTTATCATAAAACATTCTTTCTGAATCTTCTGTATGCCACTTGTCAAAACCCTCACAATTATAGTAATCTTTGTTTACCAAATAATCTGGTCTCTCAGGAAATGGCTTAGTAACAAAGCTAGGTTCTGACCATTTGATTCTATTGTTTGGTTGTAAAGCTATCTGCCCGTTATCAAGTAAAATAATGTGGTGGCTTTTATGCTCTAATGCATCTTCGGCTAAAGACAAATCTGTGTTAAAGTCATTAGCTCCCCAGTTGATTGTAGCATAATAACTACCAGGGTAGAACTTGTGATCTTTCATGTATACTTCTACCTTGGTATCATACAGATATGATAAGTGTATCAAAGTAAAGTTATATGAGAAACAATTCCATATCTGGAGAAAGTGAAAAGGTAAATCATCCTCTGGTAGCTTCGGCTCTGTCAGTAAGGCATGGCTAGGTAGCTTATCTCTTAGCACGCCATTGTCTAACAATACCTGGAACAATGCTGCTTGTCCCGGCATACATCTTACTGATATTACTACCCCCGGGGTAAATTCTCCATGACCTTTCTGATGTTGGTACATGTACTCATTCCTAACATATACCTTGAGAGGAAAGAAGTTGTGTTCTATATGTGCCATATTATTTTCTTGAGAAGAAGTTTTTCTTTGGTGTTTCTACCTTGGTAGTCTTTAGTTTCTCTATAATCTTGTTTGCCTCATCCTCGGCAAACTGAATAGCCTCTTCTTCTTTGTCTTTGATATTCCAGTTGTTTAGTAACATACTCAT